CGGCAGGCTCAGTCCCAGATGGAGTCGGTGGACAACCACTTCATGCGAAACAATGACCCGCGTATGCCTCTGTTTAGTGATCGTAAGACCACGACCAGTCGCGGAGCTGGGTTTGGTTCTGGTTCTAAGTAACTTAGGAGTCCTTAAATGGCATCTACTGCTTCCCCCTACGGTCTTCGCGCCGTAAACCGTAACGACGGCATGCCCTATGCCGGCGCTACGAGTCAGTTCCTGATCAATCCCGCAGGTACTGGCACCAACATCTTCAACGGCCAAGTCGTCATCATCGACGCCAACGGCTACATCGCTCTGTCTACCGCCACTGGTGCGGACCTGACGACTAACAACCTCGGCGGTGCCAACCTTGGCGCTTGGGGCGTGTTCGTTGGCTGTTCCTACATCAACGCGCAAGGTCAGCAGATTTACGCTCAGTACTACCCCTCCGGCACCACCGGCGTGGTGACTGCGTACGTGATCACCGACCCCAGCGTGACGTTCCAAGCCCAACTGGATGGCGTTGCTGACCAGTCGGACCTCGGTGCGAACACCTTCTTTGCCGCCGTTCAGAGCACCAGCACGGGTTCTACCCAGACTGGCAACTCGACCAGCGCGCTGGAATCGACCACTGTGACTACCGCCGCCGCGTTCAAGATCATTGGCTTCGCCTCCCCGGTGACCGATGCTTTCCCCGACGTGCTGGTGAAGTTCAACCCCGGCGCTCACGCCTATACCAACGCCGTTGGCATCTAAGGAGTAATTAAAAATGGCTATTTCTCGTGCACAACTCCTTAAAGAACTGCTGCCCGGCCTGAACGCTCTGTTCGGCATGGAATACGCTCGCTACGGCGAGGAGCACAAGGAAATCTACGAAACCGAGACCTCTGAGCGTTCCTTCGAAGAAGAGACCAAGCTCGCTGGCTTCGGTGCTGCACCTGTCAAGAACGAAGGCTCTGCCATCGCTTACGACAACGCGCAGGAAGCTTTCACTGCTCGCTATACCCACGAAACCATCGCTCTGGGCTTCTCCATCACGGAAGAAGCTGTGGAAGACAACCTGTATGACAGCCTGTCTGCCCGCTACACCAAAGCTCTGGCTCGTGCTATGGCCTTCACCAAGCAGGTCAAAGCCGCTTCGGTTCTGAACAACGGCTTTAACGGCTCCTTCCCGGGCGGTGACGGCGTTTCGTTGTTCGGCGTGAACAGCTCTAGCGCTCGCGTCGGCCACCCGCTGGTTGGCGGCGGCCAGAACTACAACAGCCCGACCGTTGGCGTCGATCTGAACGAGACCTCGCTGGAAAACGCTACGATTCAGATCGCTGCGTGGACCGACGAACGTGGTCTGCTGATCGCTGCCAAGCCGGTTAAGCTGGTGGTTCCCCCGGCCCTGATGTTCACGTCCAAGCGTCTGCTGGACACCGAACTGCGTGTCGCCACTGCTGATAACGACATCAACGCTATCAAGCAACTGGGCACCATCTCCGGTGGCTACACCGTGAACCACTTCTTGACCGACCCGAACGCATGGTTCCTGACCACCGACGTTCCCAACGGCCTGAAGCACTTCGAGCGTATGGCTCTGGACACCAAGATGGACGGTGACTTTGACACCGGCAACGTCCGCTACAAGGCCCGCGAGCGTTATTCGTTCGGCTGGTCTGACCCGCTGGGCGTCTGGGGTTCGTCCGGTTCCAACTGATCTTCAGTGAAACCATGAAAAAGGGGCCTTGTGCCCCTTTTTCTTTTGCTGTATATTGGCCTCACGTCTGGGACTTTCCAGCGTAGTAGACCGACCCAGCGGACGACATGCAGACTACTACGCGACTCGCATGTGAGGAATCATCATGGCTCAAACTCGCTTCACTGGTCCCGTTGTTTCCGACAATGGTTTTGTTGGCGCAATCACCGGCAACGTCACCGGCAACGTCACCGGCAACGTCACCGGCAATGTCACGGGCACCGTGACTTCCACCACCACGACTTCTGCGGCTCTGGGCGCAATTGCCAACGCTGTGAATACGTCTGGTAAGGCGCTGGGCACCACGCTGTACAACACCACGACCAAGACCTTCTACGTGGCTCAAGGCTCTACCGCTGGCAGCACTTGGATCGACGCTGCTGACGGCACCACGACCATTACCCCGGCCTAATAGGAGGCCGATATGGCCATGCAATATGACGTAAAAGCCGCCTACACGGCGGCGGACGCGGCGATGCTTACGTATCCGGTGCGTGTAAAGGGGGCTTATGTCTCCGTCACCACCGGCGGCGCTAACCCCGTTGTCCTGTACGACAACGCCTCTGCTGCGTCCGGCAATGTGCTGCTTCGCATCGGCGTGACTGCTGCTGGCTGCCACACCGTGGTGATCCCCGGCGAAGGCATTCGGGCTGATAACGGCGTGTTCTGCGACACGGGTGATGCCGCCGCAGTCACGATCTTTTATGGCTAAGTCGCCCGCATGGCAACGCAAAGAAGGCAAGAACCCCAAAGGTGGTCTGAACGCCAAGGGGCGCGCCTCTGCGAAGGCCCAAGGGATGAACTTAAAGCCGCCCGCCCCTCACCCAAAGACAAAGAAAGATGCCGGACGCCGCGCCTCTTTCTGTGCGAGGATGAGTGGGATGCCCGGCCCAATGAAGGACGAGAAGGGCCGACCTACAAGGAAGGCTTTATCCCTTAAAGCATGGAACTGCTAGCTTGTACCCGTTGCAAGGCTGAAAAGCCCGGAACCGCTGAGTTCTTCCCGCCGCACAACAAAAAGCGGAACGGGTTGGATAGCTGGTGCCGTGCATGCCGTTCCGAGTATCGGAATGCCAACTGTCGCGGTGCGTATCGTGGCAGCATTTCCGATGAAGCTTTGGCGGAACTAAAAGCCACGACAAAAGAGTGTGTCATTTGCGGGGTAGAAGAGACGCTGGTAGTGGATCACGATCACAAGACCGGGCAAGTGCGCGGGATGTTATGCAACCACTGCAATCGGGGCCTTGGGCATTTCCGCGACGACCCGACGTTACTTGAGTTTGCAGCACAATACCTGTACGCTTCGGCAGATCATCCGAACTGGGACAAGTATAAAAATGCTGTCGGAGTTTAACGATGGAGATGATGGTTTGGAACATTGTTCTAACAGCAATCGTTGCGCTGTTGGGATTCATTGTGAAAGAGAAGTTCGCCGAACTGCAAAGGATCAGCGTGCTGCTTAATAAAACCCGCGAAGAAGTGGCGCGCGATCACATCACGCGCAGCGAGTTCCGGGCTGACATGCAGCAGTTGATGGAGCGGTTCGACCGACTTGAGCGCAAGATCGACGCAATACGCGGGGGCAACCATGCCGAGCGTTAGTAAGAAGCAGCACAACTTCATGGCTGCGGTGGCTAAGAACCCCGCGTTTGCTAAGAAGGCTGGAGTCCCCGCGAGCGTGGGGCAAGATTTCCTCAACGCGGACAAGGGCCGCAAGTTTAAAGAAGGTGGTGACACTATGGCTTCCAAAATGAACCCCGGTTTCATGGCAATGATGGCCAAGAAAAAAGGCGCTCCTGCTAAGAAAATGGCCGGTGGCGGCATGACCAAGATGGGCGCTGTGAAAACCGCTGCCCCCAGCCGTGACGGTGTTGCCGCCAAGGGCAAGACCAAGGGCAAGATGGTCACTATGAAAATGGGCGGCAAAGCCTGCTAATTTAGGAGGCCACCGTGGCAGATAAAAAATTGCAACCGCCTGCTGGGCGAAAAGACACCATCAGACCGTCCAATGAGTCCCCCTACGGTGGCGAACGCTTAATCCAACCGAAACAGCAAATGATGGAAGGGCTGGATCGGATGACGGGCAAGGACAAGCTGTACGATAAGCAAGCAGCAGACGCAATTGCCAACCGTAAGGAAGCCGAAAAAGAAGGGCAGAAATACGCCAAGGGTGGCGTTACTCGTGCGGACGGCTGCATCACTAAAGGCCACACGCGTGGCCGGATGGTCTGAGGAGGCTGATATGCCAAAAGGAATTCGTGAGCCGCTGCAAGAGCTTGAGGGCGGCAAAGGTTTTGGCGGTATGGGTGGTGGCGGTGGTGGAGCGACTCGCTACAAGATTTCGGAAAAACCTTTTCGAGACCCGGTAAAGGCTGAGCAGGAAAAGCTCATAGCGGGGTTCCTTGGCGCGGGCGCGCCAGTAGCCGCAGGTTTGGGCTACGCGATGTCCGAGGAAGCCCCTAAGCGGAGGGCAGCAGCCGAGAGAAAAGAAAAGGCCGACCGCGAAGCAGAGGCTGAACTCAAACGTGAGTCGCGTGGCATGAAAAAAGGCGGCGCGGTTAAGGGCTGGGGCAAAGCTCGCGGCGCTCGCGCTGCTAAGGTGTACTGACATGAGAGCCAGCCGAGGTATGGGGGCAATCAACCCCAGCAAGATGCCCAAAGGGGTCAAGAAGCCTCGGCGGGACAACACCGACTTCACCGAATATAAAAAGGGTGGGTCGGTGAACGCTGCGGGCAACTACACCAAACCCGAGATGCGCAAGCGGATCGTGGCACAGGTCAAAGCCGCAGCTACGCAAGGCACTGGCGCAGGTCAATGGTCGGCGCGTAAGGCGCAGCTCGTGGCTAAGAAGTACAAAGCTGCTGGCGGCGGGTACAGGGACTGATCGTGAAAGCTCCGCAGAAATCTCTGAAGGACTGGACCGCTCAAAAGTGGAGGACTAAAAGTGGCAAACGCTCTTCTGACACGGGTGAACGGTATCTTCCAGAGTCTGCGATCAAGGCTCTCAGCCCTGCTGAGTACGCTGCAACAACGCGTGCGAAACGTGCGGGCAAAGCTGCCGGGAAGCAATTCGTAAAGCAGCCACCTAAAGTGGCAGCAAAAACGGCAAGGCATCGATAATGGCAACCACATCCGGCGCATCCAGTTTTAACCTCGACCTCTCCGAGATCGTCGAGGAGGCGTTTGAGCGTGCCGGTAGTGAGCTGCGCACGGGCTATGACCTGCGTACGGCGCGTCGTTCTTTGAACCTGCTGTTCGCCGATTGGGCCAACCGTGGCCTGAACATGTGGACGTTTGAGCAAGGGACGATCAGCCTCGTCCAAGGCCAGAACACCTACCCGCTGCCCAATGACACAGTGGATCTGATCGAACATGTAATCCGTACCGGGGCAGGAAACGCGGCCACGCAGGCAGACCTGTCCATCACCCGGATTAGTGTTTCTACCTACGCCACCATCCCCAACAAGCTGCAGCAAGCGCGCCCCATCCAAATCTGGATTCAGCGCTACAACGGCCAGCTTTCCCCCACGGGGCTGACCATCTCGGGCGGCACTCTTTCTTCCACCAACCCGACCGTTACGCTCAGCTCCACCGTGGGCCTTCCCGCTACTGGCTTCATCAAGGTCGATAACGAGATCATTGGCTACGGCGCGATCAGCGGTAACACCCTGACAAGCTGCGTCCGGGGGCAGGACAACACCAC